TTGTGTTAACATCAGTAGAAACAAAAGTACTTAACGTACTTAATAAAGTTTTAAAAGTAGTTCCACTTTGAACAATAGGCAATAATTCACTACCACTTAATGCTCCAGCACTTGTTAAATCACTTATTTTTTTATCTGGCATTATAGTATAATTTTAAAATTATCTTCTTGTAATAAATAACTACCATCTTCTTGAAGTAAATAATTACCTACTCCACCAACAGTTATTACATTTGGCTTTGTTGCAATATCTATTAAATTTTTACTAAAATAACTATTTACATAATTTATTTCACTTGTATAATTTAACACATTTGCATTAAAATTATCAGTTAAAATACTATCTAAATAACTATTACTTTGTATTAAATTATAAACACTTTCAACATCACCGTAATACTGCAAAGATAAGTCAAATAGGCTTTGTTCTTTTTTTATTGTTACTACTTTATTTAATACTTTAGTGTTTTGTTTAGCTTCGTATTTAACGGTTTCAATAGGAGTATAAAACAAATTTAATCCTGTTAAATCCATATTTATATCAGTAATATTAGTATTTTCTGATATTAAATTATAGACTAAAGAAGCATCGTTATAGCAAAATAATGCTATATCAAAAATAGTTTGACCGTTTAAAACCTTAACTTCTTTCTGCATCTATTGAATAAGTAAAATTTTCATTTGTGCCTTGTACTAATATATCATTTACCTTATAACCATCTGATGCTAATTGTACATTAATACTACGCTTTAAAGCATCTGTTTGACCGCTTGATGCAATGTATTTTTCAATTCCAACTCCTAATAAAGGTGATTCTTTCCAATGTCCTAAATCGGTTATACAGATTAATTGAATGTGTTGCATATCGGAATCGGAAATTTTAAAATCTCCGTTCTCAATAATCAAATCAAAATTATCATCTAATGTTATATCTTTAACTGCCATCGCCTTGTAATATAGTTGTGTTTTCTATTTCTAATTGTTGTGTTGGAACTAATGGAGTTACTGATGTAAAAAACGAAGCCAAAGGAAACGTTCCACTTGGTGCTAAAGTAACTATTTGACTACTGCAAGCAGTTATTAAATCATTTACCTTATTTTCTAAAGCGTTTAATTTATCAGTTAATTCTTGAACTTTCACTAAACCATCAAAGTTTTTGCCGTTTAAATGTACTTCGCTAACTTTACTAACTAAAGATACATAAGCTGAATCATCACTTAAAAATGATACAACAACTATGCTATCAACTTCGGGAATCAATAAGAAACCATTGTCAATATTAGCCATTAAACGAACGTTAATAATATCAGCATCGTCATTTAAAGGCACGCAATAACATGTTAAAGTTGTTAAATCAACACTATCAACTGTGCAAACTTTAGCAAACCCATCGTTATTTGGCTTAACTAAACTCCTTAACGCATCTCTTAAATCTTTACTCATTATCCTACTTTTGCTCCTAATGTGAATATTTGATGATTTCCAGCATCGACACTATAAACTCTTTTAACTTTCTTAATCAAAAATGTACCATCTCTTTCAGGTAATTTTACACTTGTTAATTTTACTCTATCTCCATGATTCATTACTGGCTCCCCAAATGTTTCAACGTCCCCTCTATAACCAGTGTATTTATTTTCCTTAATCCATTCTTCAGCTGCAAATTTTAAAGCTGAAGCATTCATATTGTACTTATGGATAGTAATTTGGTTTCCATCGGGATCACCAACAATAATAGGATCACTTTTAGTATTATCAGGAAACATCGAAATTGCAGAACATTGTATTCTTACATCTTCAGCTCTTGACCATTCTAGAGTATCACTATTAATAATAACTTCTTCCATTTTAAAACTAGCTTCGTGTGTGATTGCAGCATCGTTTGCAAAACCAACGTGTAAAACTCTAACTGGTTTATTTGTTTTAGCGTCAATTTCTTTTTTCCCAGTTGTTTTATTTATCTTATCTATAAAATAAGAGTATAAACCGTATTCAGATTTAAGTTTATCTAAAACACCAGCAGGGGTCATATTAACAAATCTTCTTTGACCTAAATCAATATTATCAATTACATCAAACTCAATATCGTGGTCGCTTAAACAATAATCTAATAATTCCTTTAATTTTACTGTAAACGGAACTTCTTTAGGATGTATTAATAATTTACCTTTTTTACTTTTAGTTATTAAATCTATTTTTTTAGGATAGTTAATAGTCCATTGCTTAAGCAAATACATTTCATCTTCACACTCTAATACCGTTGGTACATTTGTTCCTACATTCTTAATATAACCAACAAAAACAGTTGTTATATTTGGAACGTAACCTATTTGTACTTCAATATTATCTCCACGTTTAAATATAGGATCATTACCTTCAAATAATTTTTTACCTTCAAATGTTAATTTTCTAGGTAATGTAATTTTGCAAGTATCGGTTAAATTTTCATAGCTACTTTCTATTTCAATAGAATGTACAAAATTAAAACTAACTTTTCTATTAGTACCTTTTGAAGTAATTGATATGTTACATTGACATTGTAGCATTAAAACATTGATTTTTGAACGTATGGAACTCTTGTTGAGAATATATCTTTTTGTTCAGCACTTACACTTAATTCAATAGTACTATCTGAAATCATATTAATTTCAATGTCAATTATATTTCTAGCACCCTCCCTTTGACCAAATTTATAATTTTCAATTATTACACTTGAAATTTTTAATTCTTCTAAAAAATGACAAGATATTGGTATAGATAATGGCGCTTTTAAATATGCTATTAATGAATTTAATTTTACAATATTAGGTCTTTGATTAGCAATATCTCCAACAATAACACCTTTTAGATTAACAATATAATCGCCCTCACTCATATACTCTTTAACAGTTCCGTTTTGACCAGCAATAGATGTTTTAACTATATTCTTTGTTTGATTAACCTCTAATAAAGCTGTATCAAAAGTAAATGGAGCAGCTACGGTTAACGGCACACCTCCAAAATCTTTAGATGTAGTGTATGTTAATTTATTTACTTGATTAGCATTAAAAGAAAATGCGTCAAATGTTGGTAAACCAAATTTTTTAGATATGGATAAATCTTCTATAAATTGCTCTTTTGCAATTTCTTTATAATTAACAAACGCAGCATGAATGGCTGTTTTTGCAGCAGCACCTCCAGCGCTTTTTAATATTAATTCCGCTTGTCCTTTTACGTTTGGTTTAAAATTATTATTCATTATGCCATTGCAATTAAATTAATATCGTTTACCGCTTCTAATAGTGCCTTGCTAACTAATTCTTTCATTCTACCAGCTCCCTCAATCATATTATTTGTTTGAATGTTTAATTCGTGTACCAATTCATTTATGTTTATGTTTATTGCTTGTGGTCTTGCTCCTGTTACTTCAGTTCCTGTTCCTAATGATTTAGCACCCTTAGAACCACTTGCAGCAGCACCGCCACCAATACCAGCTCCACCACCTTCACTCATACTTTTTAAATAAGCACCTCTACCGCCTAAACTAGCAATTCTTGATTGCGCTATTCTTTTTTCAGAATCAGTTTTAGCTCCTGCTAATTGTCTTTGAGCATCTGATAAATCAGCAGCTAGCATTTTTTTACTAACCCTTAAAGCACTTGATGCCGCTTTTTCTTTTGAATATCCTAATTTTTCATATTTAGAAATTAAAAAATCAACTTGAGTTTTTTCTTCATTAAAAGCTGATTGCATGTTTTTTTGCATACCAACCGCATGCAATTCTTGAATACTTTTATATTGACTAATTAATATAATCATTAAAGCTATTAAAGCGGTTACAGCTACTATTATAGCACCAAAAGGATTTAATGCAGTAGCTAACATCAATGCGTTTTGAGCTGCCGTTAATATAACTGTAATTGCAGCCCACGCTTTAAAGGCTAATACAACTCCACCAACTAAAGCTATTATTTTAGTAAAAATAATAATAGTTTCTTTATTTCTTTGCACCCATTGTAATAATTTAGATAATAAAGATATTATACTTGTTATCATTGGTTTTGCTGATTCGTAAAAATCAACTAATGTATTCGTAAATTGGTCTTTTAAATTTGATATTTGACCTCCAACGGCTGCACTTTGTTTTGCTAAACCGCCATAAAACATACCACCCTTAGCGGCTGCTTTTTCAAATGAAGATGCTAATTGTTCATAGGTTACATCCATTCCACGAACTTCAGCAACTGTTTTACCCATTGTTTTAGCTAACATTTGGTAAATAGGTATGCCAGCAAATGCAAACTGCTTTACATCCATTGCACTTGCTTTACCTAATGTTTTAATTTGCTGTAAATTTACAGCCATTCTACTAAGTTCATCACTACCGCCACCAGTTGCAGCAATAGCATTACCTAAACCCATTACCATTGAACGTGCATCATCAGCAGTAGAACCAGCACTAATCAACATTGCATTAGCTTGAGTTAAACTACTTACATCAAAAGGAGTTTTAGCAGCATCTTCTTTAATTTGATTAAAAACATTATTAGCAGCTAAACTAGAACCTAACATAGTTTCTAAACGTGCCTTGTAAGAGTCAAATTGAGCGCCTGTAGTAACCATTTCTTTAGCTAAAGCACCAACACCAATAGTAGCAGCTAAACCTCCTAATTTAGAAGTTAAAGAGTTCATTTTAGAATCCATGTTAGCCGTTGATTTCTCGGCTTCCTTCATGGTTTTACTAAAGTTATTCTTTAGATTTAATATGTATTCTAAATTTTTTGCCATTTATTCTTTTGAAACTAATGTTCCGTTAAACTTTAAAACCCAGTGTAATTCAGCTACTTTTTTTGACCATTGAATGTCTGATAATTTATTTGGATTAATTCTATAATAAAAGCCGATAAGAGCATTGTTTTGTGCTATCTCATCGGCTTCTAATTCTTTGTTATAATCTTTTAATTTTTTTTTAAAGTCGCTTTTTGAACTGTTAGCATTTCTGCTATTACTTCTTCACATGCTACTAAAGCATCGTCATTTTTTAATATTAATTCTAAACTATCTCCACCAACATATAAATTTTTTAGAGCTGATTCAACTGCTTTATCAAATGCGCTATTGGTTGCAAATTTAGTAACCATTGAACGAGTTGCTTTATCTGGTTTCTTTAAATAAATTACAGCTACTTTTTCAGAATCATCTTCATCTAAAGGAACTGTAACTGTATAAATTTTACCATGTTTAGCCTTTAATTCATTAATCAATTTTTCATTTTCCATATTTGTATTTTTTTACAAATATAATAAAAAAATTATAAATATTGAACGTGTGACAAAATTAATTCTAAATCAACAGGGATTGAAGTATCTCCGCTTGATGAACCTCTTTTATTATTCATAAATCTGCAATTTTTCAACACGTGTTTACGAGTAATTAATGCAGCATCTAAATAAATAACAATAATGTCAAATTCAGGAATATCTTGGATGCGACCTAATGGCGCAACAAGTTGGATATTCTCTAATTCTTCCATTAATACAGTCATTTTAGCAGTTGGTTCAATTTTACCATACCCACGAGATACTGGAAAACGTCCAGCTCCGTAAATATTTTCCATGCCTTGTTTTTCTTCGTATTCAATGTTTGTGATTCCGATAATTGGAACGCCTAAAACGTTTACAACTATATCAGCCCACTCATATGATTTACCGTTAATTAACGGTGCTATTGGATATGCCATGTCTTTTTATTTTTTTAAATTGATAATGCGAAACCTATGTTAACCGTAATTGTATCAGCAACACCAACTGGAACTAATTTAACCGCAATAGTTAATTCATTATCAGTTAATACATCTTGACTTGGATCTATTGTAACACTAAATGCTGATAGTTCAAAATCACGTTGCATTACTTCTAAAGCTCTTTCACAAAGTGAATTAAAGAAACCAATTGTATCTTCAGCTAAAGTACCATCTGCATTTACTACCAATGGACTAGATAATGAAGGCAATAAGAAACTTCTTAAACCTTTGATTGCTTTGTCAATTACTCTATTGTTATAGATAAATGTATAATCACTTGTTGATGCAATACATGTATTTGGTCTACTAAAATAAGAACCTACTAAACCGATTTCTTTCTTTACAAAGTTGTAACCAAAAGAATCTAAATTAACAATAGTACCATCAGATACAGTTGTATATAAAGTACCATTAGCAAATGCTAGAGTGTCAAATTCAGCGGCTGCTACATTAAATTTAGCAATCCATCTAATACTCTCGTTTACTTTTGCTAAGGCAACAGCACCAAGTGTAGTACCCATGCAGCCAATACTTTTGTTAGTAGCTTTAAATAATTTAAAACCATTATTATCACCATCTTGTCCTAAACTAACAGTTACATTTTTAGCACTTAATAATTTAAGATTTGTTAATGTAGTTAAATCAGTTACAGCGGTTAAATCAGCTTGATAAATAACAGATGAAATAGGTTTGTGATTAGTTTCTAAAGCGTTTAAAACAGCTTGTAAAGTAGCTACTTGAGTAGTTGCAAATGCAGTTGTTTTTTGATAAACTCCTAATTGTACAATTTCACCCTGTGCAAAGTTTTGCATTAAAGTTACACTATCAAAAGTAGTAGCATCAGCAGTACCATAAACACCGATATATAATTTACCTTTTGGCTGTATTCTGAAAAATTCAGAAACGTGGTAATATAAAATATCAATTTCAGATGGAACACCAACAACAACATTTTGAGTTAATGTACCGGCTAATGTACCAACAACAGTTGAAACATAAGGAGTTCCTGTGTTTAAAAATAAACCTTGACCAGCAGCAGCAGTAATTGTTACAGTTGCAGTTGTAGCAACAGCAGTAAATCCATGCGTTGGAGTTCCTAAGTTAATTTCAGCAGCTAAACGAGCAGCAGCAGTATCAACAGATACAATGTCAGCAGCTACTTGAGTATAATCACATAATGTTACAACTCCAGCAGCAGCTTTACTTGCAGTTGGATTAACACTATTAATAGTAGCACAAGTTAATTTGTGTGTATTTCCAACAGCTCCCTTATTAGTTACTAAGTAAGTTGCAGTTGATTTTGTTTCTCCGATTGATGTATTTGTAATACCTAATGCAACTGCATCTTCAACTGAAAAAACGGTTTTAATTCTGTTAGTAGTTGTAAAACCACTTGGTAAAGCCGCTGTATAAAATAGTAAGCCTGAAATATAATCAGTACCTGCTAATGGTCTACCTAATCCGCCTTGCCCTTTGTTAAATATAACGTCGTTTGCCATTTATAATTTTTTAAAGGTTATTTTTTCTTTTTTGGTTTTTCTTCAATCACTTCTTCTGATTTTACAACAAACATTTCTAATTTGTTTAAATCAGCATGATTTTTTATAACTTCAATTTCAGCATTATCACTTAATAAATAAATAGCACTATCACTTGTTACAACAACAATGTTTGATTTGTCTATTGAGTTTTTTGCTAATTCTTTTGCTAATTCTAAAGTCATTTTAATATTTTTTATAAAAGGGAGTTAAATCAATAACTCCCTTGTAATTTTATAATTATGCTTGAACGATTGCAACAACACCTGTTTGAGATGTGCGCATTTTAGAAGCTCCAAATAACTGCATTGCAGATACGATTGAACCATAGTATTCAGCTACTTGTTCAGTAATAAATACATCAGTAGAACCCATTGCCTTAGCAACGAAATTTGGATGGTAAGCTAATGCACCTAAGTTATCAGTTGCAGCAGGAGATGAAGGAGTACCACTATCAGCAACAGCTTTAATAACTGGAGTTGCAGTGTTATCATAAACAACAACTGTTGAACGAATCATAACATCAAATCCATGAATACGAGTAACAACACCTGAAGGCAATGCAGAAGTACCATAAGATTGTGCTTGATATACATCAGCAATTGCTAATAATTGAGCGTTGTACATATCTGAAGGTAATAATAAAACACGACCAGCAGAAGGTACATTTTCAGAATCTAAGATAGATTTTGCTTTTAAAATATCAGCTAAAGTGATAGCGTTACGAGTACCAGTTGCAGAAGGTGCTAAAGCAGTTCCAACAGCAGTACCAGTAGTACGTACTTGACGAGTAGCCCCACTTGGCGCCCACTTGTATAAAGCGTTGTTAGTTAATACATCTTCTAATGTAGAAACGTGTTGATTTAAAATAGACATACGTTTGTCATAAGATAAAAAAGCAGTTTCTTGACCAGCTTCAATGTGAATTGGTTGAACATAGTAAGTGTCCATTGAATAAGTTAATTCACTATCAGTTCTTTGTGTGATAGCTGCAGGGAATGAACCTAAGTTTTTAGTAATAGTTGGATTTGCTCCAGCTTGCGGAACGTGAACTGTTTTGTAGTTTACGAATCCATCGTGATTAGTTGCACGAGCGATGATTGCGTTGTCCTTGAATAAATTCTCTTGAATATCGGACAGCCATTGTTCTTTTTGTAATGCCATGATTTTTAGTTTTTATTTTTTATGTTATTTTTTATTGTAAAATTTATTGTACATTTCAGTATAAATTGCAGGAGTTTCATTTTTGATTACTTCTAATCCTTTAACGTCTTTTTTCTCCCAATCACGAATAGTCCAATCAGCTCTCGTGTCTTTGTTTTCAATGTTTTTAGCATCAAAGATTTTAACAGCATCTTTAACATTGTTAATTTTACTTAACATGTTTTCAACTGCTCCAAAGTTTGCAATAGCTAATTTGATAGTTTCATCTTTTGCAGATTCATCAATCTTTTTAGCTTTGATAGCGTTTTCAACTAATTCAATAGATTTAGTTTCTAATTCTTTAGCTTCGGCTTCTACCTTTGCTAATTCAGCATCTTCAATTTCTTTTAAACGAGTTTTTAAAGTTTCGTTTTCAGAAAGTAATTCTGCGTTTTTTGCATCTTTATCTTCAATAGCAGCAACAATCTCAACTTCAGTTGCTTCATTGGATAAATTTAACATGTTTGTTATTTTTTCCATTTTGGGTTTTTTATTTATTAATTTATTATAGATAAAAGCCATTTCATTTAGGCTATTGGTACTCATTTTAATTTTCTTATCACACTTAACTACAACGTCAACTAAACCCATTTCCATACATTGATCAGCATTTAACCAAGTTTCAGCATCCATCATTTTATTGATAGTATCTTCGTCTAATTTTGTTCTTTTAGATAATATAGTAACTAAAGTGTTTTTAACTAATGCTAAAACATCTTCACTATTGCCACCAATTGGATTGTGTAACATCATAGTTCCATAATCAGCCATATAACATTTTTCTCCAGCCATTGCAATAACACCGCTAATACTAGCAGCTAAACCATCAATATAAGTATCACATTTAACAGTTGAATTAAGTATTGCAGAAACGATTGAATAACCATCTAATACATTACCGCCAATTGAATTAATACGAACATTGATTTTTTTACATTTATCTTGTAAGTATTGCATTTCATAAGCAAATGCAGAACCTGAAATTCCACTTACATACATTCCATTCTCATCAACTGAATCACCTATTTGG